AGAACACCTCGCGGTACTACATCGCCCAGGGTGGCAAGCCCCTGTTCAAGTGGATGCCGCCCCTGAAGGACAAGACCGAATGGCGCAAGATTGGCGTCGAGAGTGGCTGGGGCGTGCAGGTCTGCAACGACATCAAGGACGCCACGCTGCCCGTTGAGTTTGAGTACTACATCAGAGAAGTGGAGAAGCTATGTCTGGGACTTGCATGACCGCACTACCCGCGAAATACTTTGCCGCTGGTCCGTACCGCGCCGAGCAGGTCGGCCCGACATGGTGGGGTGTGATGAACAAGAGCGGCGTCAACTGCCTGACGTTTGCCGAAAAGCCCGGTGCCGTGGTGACCGACGAAGCGCACGCCAAGCAGATCGCTGACGAGTGGAACCAAACTACGGAATTCGTGTACCCGCCCGACCCGTATGTGCCGCCAGTTACTGGCCGGCTGACCGATGAGCAGATGGCTAAGTACATACGCAGCCAGCGCTTTGTCAATGGTCGCTGGGCATCGCCTATTGTTTTGCTTGGTGGTCAGCAAAGTGCTGATGCAATTAACGCATGGGTGGAAGAATGAACGCGCTTGAAAAACAAGTGGAAGGCAACCACTACAAAGACCTGCCGATTCAGCCCGTCGAGTACATCCATGCCAACGCGCTGGGCTACTTCGAGGGTAACGTGATCAAGTACGTTAGCCGCTGGCGCAAGAAGAACGGCATCGCTGATCTTGAGAAGGCCAAGCACTACATTGAGTTGCTCATCCAACTGGAGAATCGCAATGCTCGAGAAACAGATTGAGGCCAAGGTCTGCGACTACGCCAAAGAGCGCGGCTTGCTGGTCTACAAGTTCACCAGCCCCAACCGGATGGCGGTGCCTGACCGCTTGTTCATCCGACCCGACGGACGCATGTGGTTCTGCGAGTTCAAACGCGAGGGGCTGAAGCCCACGCCTGCCCAGGAGCGCGAGCATCATCGGCTGCGCCAGTACAAGGTGCCGGTGTTTGTGATTGACAACGTGGACGAGGGCAAGGTGATGGTGGACACCATGCTGATGGGGGTGTGAAATGGACGCTGATCAGTTTTACGAAAAATTCAAAGACGCTATTGTGTGGTTCGGTCTTGGCTGGAACGAAAAGCATCTTATTCGTGTTCGTATCTCTGGCAACCAACTCTGCTTTGAGCACGGCGGCACGGAAATTCGCATGACCATTCCGGTAATGTATGCTGACACCTGACCTGCTTCACGGCTACCAGCAAAAGGCCGTCAACTTCCAATGCACCCACCCGGCCTCGATGCTGTGGCTGGACATGGGCTTGGGTAAGACGGTCATTACGCTCACCACTATGGCGCACCTGCTGCGCACGGGCTTCCTGCGGGGCGTGATCATCGTGGCCCCGATCCGCGTCATCCGGCTGGTCTGGCGGCAGGAGGCGGTGAAGTGGGAGCACACCAAGCACCTCAAGTTCAGCATGGTCACCGGCACCAAGGATCAGCGCACCCGGGCGCTGCTGCGGCCTGCTGACGTGTACCTGATCAACTACGAGAACCTGGGCTGGCTCGCCGAGACGCTCCAGACCTACTTCGTCAAGAAGAATCGTCCTATGCCGTTCAACGGCATCGTCTGGGACGAGATCAGCAAGATGAAGAACTCGAGCACCAATCGGGTCAAGGCGTTTCGCAAGATCGCTGATCAGTTCGACTGGAGCACGGGCCTTACCGGCACCCCGGCGTCCAACGGCTACAAAGACCTCCACGGCCAGTTCCTCGTGGTGGACAAAGGTGAGCGCCTGGGCACCAGCAAGACGGCGTTTCGCACCCGGTTTTACCGCAAGGTGGGGCCGTACAAAGAAGTGCCCTACGACGACACCGAAGACACGATCAAGAAGCTCATCGGAGACATTACCCTCGAGATGTCAGCGGAGGACTACAACCCGCTGCCTGACCTCATGGTCAACAACATCGAAATCGAGATGCCTGATGACCTGCGGGCCAAGTACGACAAGATGGAGCGCGAGTTCTTCTTGCAACTCGATAGCGGCAAAGAGGTCGAGGTGTTCAACCAGGCGGCGCTGACCAACAAGTGCCTCCAGTTTGCCAACGGCGCCGTGTACCCGATTGCCGGGATGCCGCTGTGGGAGCCGGTGCATGACCTCAAGCTCGAGGCGCTCGAGGAGATCATCGACGAGGCTCAGGGTAGCCCGATCCTGTGCGCCTACGCCTACCGCTCAGACGCCCAGCGGATTATGGAGCGGTTTGAGGCGTTGGACCCGATCAACCTGACCGAGTGCAAAAGCGAGGCGGCACTGAACAACGCGATGTACCGGTGGAAGAACGGCGACTGTCTACTGATGATCGGCCACCCGGCATCGATGGGTCACGGGATCGACGGCCTTCAGAAGAACGGTCACATCCTCGTCTGGTACGGCCTCAACTGGAGCCTGGACCTGTACGAGCAGTTCAACGCCCGAGTGCGTAGGCAAGGCCAGGGAGCGCCTGTCATCTGCCACCGCATCCTGATGCAGGACACGCTGGATCAGGCGCAGGCGCTGGCCCTTGACGAGAAGGCCACAACACAAGCAGGGCTTCGCAACGCCGTCAAACAATATCGCTTGACAAAGGGTGCATGACCCGTGGTACGATGTGTCACACCAACCAAAGGAGTAACTGTAATGCTGAAAGACACTGTTGAGTTTGTGAAGTCGCTGTACAAGGTGCCCAGTGCCGAGGCGCTGGCACTCAGGGAGTTGGAAGACTCCAAGCGCAGGCTACTTGAGACGCAGTCGGCGCGGGAATATGCGACTTCGATGTGCAACTACTACGAGGTCAAGATCAAGCGCCTGACAAGCTATCTGCACAGCGCGACGGAGGTGAAATGAAATGCCCAGTCTGCGGAACATGGACAGTGGTCAAGGAGACGCGGGGTGCCAAGAGACGCCGGGAGTGTGCGAACCTGCACAGGTTCGTTACCCAAGAAAGCGTCGTGAAAATTGGCCCTTTAAGTTCTACGAAGAAAACGGCAAAATCTACCAAAACACCGTCCCCCGGCAATCCAAGCCGGACTTGACCAATGTTGAGGAGGCGCCGTTTTGAACTGCTGCGACTACAAGTGCAACCAGGGGCGCAACTGCCCGGTACGAGCAACGCCTGTGGCTCGAGTGGGTCAGCGGTACATGACCGCTGAACCCCTGCCACCCAGTGTGTTTCCGGCCCTGATGAAACGAGCCGCCCGGGCGATGCTTTTAGGTGTTGTCGGGCTGCTGCTGTACAGCGGGCTGTTGGCCGCGCTTGTCATAAACTGACCAGGCCACGCCAGCCAGCGTGGACAGTGCGCCCACAACGGCATCGAGCAGCCCGCCTGTGATGCCAAACGACACTAGGAAGCCGCCGCCCACGGTGGTCAGCAGGTGGCGCACAATAGCTTGGACGATAGTTGCGTTCATGAGTGGCTCCTTCAGGTGAGTTCAAAATGCGGCCCGTCGATGAAGGGTCGCTTGCCCATATTACGCCGGGCGTCGATGTAGTACATCATCGCTGATTCCATGGTGCCGCTCCAGTGCCGGATGTCAGGCACGTTCCACGCTGCACCCCAGCGCAGTCCTACATTGACCTCCAATGCAGCAGCTTTCATGGCGTCGGCAATGTCATCGTAGAGGTTCAACTCCCACGAGATGCGACCGCCGAGGAAAGCCACCAGATCGACGGCCCGGCCTGCCACGTGGGTGCCGCCCTCCTTGACTTGGCTGGCACCCTTGGCAAACAACTCGCGCTGGCGCTCGGGTGTGCGCAGCCCCTCGGTGACCGCAAAGTCAACCTTGGTCAACTCGATGGCACGCTTGACAACACGGACCAGATCAGGGTTTACCCCATCCAGCCGGGCCAACGAGCGGGCACTGAGTTTGAACGTCATTTGTCCACTTTACCGTCGAGCTTGTCAAAGATGCGCCCGAGCATCTCCCGGATGTCTTTGAGGTCGTTGCGGTAGTCATCGCGGGCCACGTAGTGCGTCGGCAGATTGCGCACGTCATGGTCGAGCCGGTCGATGGCTTGGTAGATGCGGTTAAGTGTCCAGCCCCCGAAGAACCCTGCGACGGCCACAGCAATGTTGAAAAGTACCTGGTAATCCATGATCAACGGTTGAGAGCATTTTGGTTTTGTTGCACAGGGCCGAGCATGTTCTGAACACTGCGGCTGAAGAAAACGGGTTCGTTGACGAACGGGGTCTCGAGCACTTGGGGCTGCGAGCCAAGGCGCATCTGAGCGGCAAGCTGTCTGACCTGGCGGTCACGCAGGGCGGTAGCGGTCTCCCTGGCTGCCAAACCAGCGCCCGCGGTGTACGCGCCGAAGGGACTGACAGCCGTGAAGATCGCGGCAGCCGGGGTCATCGGGGTGAACTTGCCAATCGTGCGCAGCATCGATTGCAGCGTGCCGCCCTTGGCAGCCCCTCGAATGGCGTCCTGCTCCTCTGGCGTGAAGAACCGCATCTTCTTGTCGTTCTTGGCAAGAGCCGACAATCCTTGGGCGACCGTGGCTTCCTTGCCGCCTTGAGACACCTCGGCCCGGGCAATGATGTCCTCGATCAGTTCGGACTTCTTGGTCTTGGCGTAGTCGGCCCGGGCAGCTTTCCAAGCATCGAGGGCTGCCTTGTCGCCGCTGACGATGGCGCTGGGCGGCGCGTTCAAAATGTAGCTGTCGAAGTCGTCGAGGAGGATGCGCCCCATCCTGCGCTCTGCCGCGTCCGAACTACTGGCGGCGTTACCGATGATTTTGCGCAGTGCCTGGATCTCGGGAACATTCTTGGGCCGATCACTTTGCAACCGCGAGAGTGCCGCATCGACTTTGGGGTACACCCCGGACACGTAACCCTCAGTGGTTTCCAAATGAACCGGCAGCGCCTTCATCCGCTGAGTGAATTCTGTCCTGTTGAACTGCAAGTTCGACTTGTCGAGAATCTCGTAGTTCGCCTTGGACCGTGCCAGCAACTCGTCGGTTGAGGGCACCGGCTCGCGTTTGGTCGGGCGCAGGCCAGCGGCAGTACCCGTGGCAACACCGGCAGCCAAACCAGCCAACGGGTTACCGGTCAACTCGGTAGTTGTTTGCCCGACAGCGGTGGCAGTAGGCGCGGTGATCACCTGTGCAAGTGGCAAACGAGACGCCTCGCGGCCAATAGCCGTCACCTGCGGCGCCACTGCCGACGGCAGCCCGGGCGCGGTTGTCCCGGCCTGCACGATCCCGCGGCCAGCGCCTACAGATCCCGTGGTGCCGGTTAGAGCCGTACCACTGGCCTGGAGCACGCGCTCGGCAGGGCTTTCGGCGCGAGGGCCGGGCAGCATCTCCGAGATGACTTGCGAGGGGAGGCGCACGTTGCTGCCCATGAGCTTGTTGTACCCACTGACCAGCACGTCGGCTGTCGGTACGGCAAGACCACCGGCCAAAGCGCCAACGGGTATGCTGACGCCGCCCGTAAAGGG